GTCTTATCAATCAAAAGGAATTTCAATGAAAGCGATCCGCTCCGTAGGAAAGTGCCTTATTTTGTGCATTATAAGTTCCTACCTGGTCTTGGCTTTTATGGCTTTGGGCTTACTCATACAATAGGTGGTCTTTCCAGAGCTTCAACATCAATACTTAGACAATTGATAGATGCTGGTACACTGTCTAATCTTCCAGCAGGTTTTAAGGCTAGAGGAGCTAGAATAAGAGATGATGAAACACCTCTTAATCCTGGCGAATTTAGAGATGTAGATATGGTTGGTGGTGATCTAAGACAAGCTATTATGCCACTACCATTTAAAGAACCATCACAGACATTATACTCTCTCATGGGAACATTAATTGATTCTGGCAGACGTTTTGCATCTATGGCTGATATGAAAGTTGGTGAGATGCAAGGCAACGCTCCTGTTGGCACAACTATGGCTATCATGGAGCGTGGCACGAAGGTTATGTCAGCTATTCATAAACGTCTTCATTATTCGCAGAAGATAGAGTTTAAGTTATTAGCTCGTGTTTTCTCTATGGGCGTTCCAATGTACCCTTACCAAGTGCCAGGTGCGCCACCAGAAATAAAACAAACTGATTTTGATGATCGAATAGATATATTACCAGTTTCTGATCCTAACATATTTTCTATGTCACAACGCATTGCTTTAGCACAAACACAATTACAATTAGCTCAAAGTAATCCAGAAATTCATGGGCAGAATGGTATGTATCAAGCCTATCGTAAGATGTATGAAGCGTTAGGTGTTACTAACATAGACCAAGTGTTGCAACCTCCCCCACAACCAATGCCCATGAACCCAGCAAAAGAAAATCAAGAGGCACTTAGAGGAGCAAGACTACAGGCTTTTCCTGAACAAAATCATCAAGCGCATATATCAGCTCATTTATCTATGATATCTACTCCTGTAGCACAATCAAATGCTTCAATACTTATGACACTACAGGGTCATATATCTGAGCATATAGCTATGATGTCTGAAATAACTGCACAACAGGAAGTTATGGCATCAATACCACCAGAGCAACAAGTGATGATGCAACAAGATCCTAATATGCAAAAACAAATTGCAGATCAAATTGCATCAAGATCAGCAGATATTGCAGCCGAAGTGCAAGAACAATATGCACAAGCACTTACACCTCCACCACAGGAAGATCCTCTTGTTAGTTTAAGAAAGCAAGAATTAGCCCTTCGTGGTTCTGAAATACAACAGAAAGCCGAACAATTTAATAAAAAGGCTGAGATGGAGATGCAAAAGGAGTCAAATGATACATTAATTGACAATAAACGTCTTCAGCAACAAGAAGAAATTGCTCAAGATAGAATACAAACTCAAAGAGATATAGCAGCTATGAATGCTATGGGAAGGAAATAAAATGGTTAGTTCAGTTCGTGCAGGAATGATTGCACAAGAAAAAGAAAAAAAGAGACAAAGAAGAATATTAAAACAAATAAAAGAGGACATGGAATCTTCTTTTATTTCAGTAGACATGTTTAATAATAAAAATCAAAAAATTGAAAAAGAGATTACAGAAAATGTCGAATCAAAAACGGAACAAAATACAAAAGAAGATAAACCAAAGAAAAAGACAAAAGCCAAAAAACAAACCAAAAATAATAACAAAGTTCTCAAAGATAGCAAGACCACAAAGGTTTGAGGGCGTTTTTTAATGGAGTTATCTAATAGATCCAGTAACTATATCACTAGCAATGGGCGTAGCGTCAAAAGCATTTGACGCAATAAAAAAAGGATTTTCAGTCGGTAGAGATATAGAACAGATGTCTGGAGATATTGGGCGTTGGATGGGAGCTGTATCTGATGTTGATAATGCAGAAAAACAAGCAAAAAATCCTCCCTTGTTTGGTAAATTGTTTAAAGCTGGTTCTATCGAAGAAGCCGCTCTTTCCGCTTATGCAGCCAAGAAGAAACTTGAGGAACAAAGGTATGAACTCAAGATTTTTCTAAACATGACATATGGGCCTCAAGCCTACGATGATTTGCTCAAAATGGAAGGTCAAATAAGAAAGCAACGTCAAGAGACTATTTATAAACAACAACAGTTAAGAAGACAAATAGGCGAAGCTATAACTTGGTTCATTGTAATTGCTATAATTGGTGGGTTTTGTGTATTAGTTGCAGGTATTTGGATGAAACAAGCACGAGCTGATGCAAAAATATATAACGCACCAAAAGATTACACATACAAACAAAAGGTATGGCAGGGTAAAATTAAAGAAAAAAAGTACACAACTTGTAGACTAAAGAAAAGAATTACGTCAAAGTATACTAGCAAAAGAGCTTGTATTTATGAGGGTGGAAATAAAACATTTACTATGATGATAGAAACTTGGTGTCCAAAAAAGTATAAATGTATCTATGATCCTAACGGAACTGAACCCGATATAGACAAAGTGATGGAAAGTTTAAGGAGTATTAAAGATTGACCGCATTTATGCTATACTGCACTTTAAACGGATTTTTAGTAAAGGAAGGCGCAATATATTTTCGTAACATAAATGATTGTCTGAGATTTGAAAAAAAACTTAGCAATCAAGTGTTTATGAAAAATAATGAAGAACAAGTATATGATTGTATTTGTAAATTAATTCCTAAAGTTGATCCCAAGAAAGTGAGGGTTTATTGATGACAGAAGAAAAGAAAAAACCAATAAGCGTAAAAATTGATGAGAATAGTTTTGAGCTATCTTTAAGAATTTTAAGTAATGAATTTGTTGCAATAAAGATTGGCTCTACAAATTTTTCTGGTAAGTTAATAGCAGGTGGAATTTTATTATTGTTTTTTACCCTTATCTTATTAGAGGGTTTTGGTTTGAATGAGTTGTTGATGAAATGAATGTAGAGACGTTTTTGAAATGGAAAATCCTTCCGAGACTGATGATGCTAGTAAGTACAATCATGTCCTGGAGATGTGCAGAATGGTTCATGGCATTGGATTCACCAACTGCTAGTCAATCCGCTTTCGTATCGGTTGTCATGGGCGTTATGACAGGCGTTTTCGGTATTTGGATGGGTCACGAACATAAGGGAGATAATAATGTTACAAGCACTGATAGGCCCAGTAACAGGTCTACTGGATAAATTTATACCTGACGCAGATCAGAAGGCGAAGCTCGCCCACGAGATAGCCACGATGTCTGAAAAACATGCGCAGGAAGCGTTGCTTGCTCAGTTAGAGATAAACAAAGCAGAAGCCGCAAGTGGTTCTATATTTAAGGGCGGCTGGCGACCTGCTGTTGGATGGGTCTGTGCGATTGCTTTTGCTTATCATTTTATCGTAAAAGATCTAATTATATTCGGTGCAAGTTTTGCTGGAGCAGAGCTGCCAGAGCTGCCTGAATTTGACATGGGTACACTTTTAACTGTTCTCGGTGGCATGCTCGGCATCGGAGGACTCAGAACATATGAAAAGCAGAAAGGACTAACTAAATGAAGAGAAAAGTTAAAAAAGTTATGAAAGGGTTGCAAAAAGCTAGTAAAACACATGCAGCGCAAGCTAAAATTTTAAAAAGCGTATTAAAAAATGGCAAAAAGAAATGATGTGGCACTGGTTAACTTTAGCAAAATGCTTTAATAAAATTGGTAATTATTTTTATTATAAACATGTAAAAAGTTTAAGAATATCACAAGGTAGAGGAAAATAAGTGTGGACGGAATTAAATTAGCAGAGTATTTATATAAGAACATACGTCAAAGAAAAGAGGAATTAGCTCAATCTTTGGCTGATGGTTCGATAGACTCAATGGAAGACTATCGGTTCATAACAGGTCAAATACGAGGAATGACTTGGGTTGAAGAAGAATTAAAATCCTCGATGAAAGGTACAGACTTAGATGACTAAGAAACTGATCGTGCCAGAACGGTTTGTGGCAAAAAAAAATATCAATCCGACTCCTCCCCCTATAAGTAAAGCATTTGATGATAAAGAAGATGCTAATCCAAACTCAAAAGATCCGTCTAAAATGCAAACATCAGTGCTTGATCGTTTGCCAAATCCTACTGGATATAGAATGCTTGTTATTCCGTATTATGTTCCAGAAAAAGTTAATGGTATCATAATACCTGATAAAACTAGGGATCGTGAGAGTTTTGCAAGTGTTGTAGCCTATGTTGTAAAAGTAGGACCTGACGCTTATAAAGATAAAGATAAATTCCCAAGTGGAGCGTGGTGTTCTGAGAAAGATTGGGTGCTTATGGGTAGATATGCTGGAAATAAGTTTAAAGTGGATGGTTTAGAGCTAAGAATCATAAATGACGATAATATTATTGCATCTATACTTGACCCTAAAGACATTTCTTATATATAATGGAGAACATGATGAGTAACGAAACAGAAACACAAGAAGCACAGGAAGAAAAATTTGTCTACGAAGTAGAAGAGGATGCACCTGTCGCTGAAGAAAAAGCAGAAACTTCACCAGAAAAAAAAGATGAAGAAGATCGAACAATTGTTCGTGAAAAATCTGAGGAATCAGAAGAACATGAAAATTATAGTAAAGATGTTCAAAAAAGAATTAATCAATTAACAGCTAAACGTAAACAAGCACTAGAAGAAGCAGAAGCAGCTTTTAATTTTGCTCAACAACAAAAAAATGAAAACGAGCAATTAAAACAACAGCTTAGTCAGTTAAATCAAGGTTACACTTCAGAGTTTGGTAACAGAATTGAATCACAAACTGCACAAGCTAAAAAACTTTATAAGGAGGCTTTTGATGCTGGAGATGCTGAAAAAATGTCTGAGGCGAGTGACCTTATGGCTAAACTCGCTATTGAAAACGAAAGACTCAGAATCCAAAAAGCTCGTGTTGACCAAACGAGAGCAACTGGAGATAATGAGACAAAGGGCAATGTTGAACAAAACGTCTCGCAAGCGAGGCAGACCCAAGAAAAACAAGACTTAGATCCTAAACTGCAAAAATGGTTGGATAATAATTCTTGGTTTGGAACTGATATGATTATGACAAGTGGAGCAAGAGCTATACATGAGCAATTAGTTGGACAAGAAGGATTTGATCCATCAACTGATGATTATTATACGGAAGTTAGTAGACGTATGGCTGTAGAATTTCCACACAAGTTTAAGGGAGGACAGAAAAACACCCAATCTGTAGCTCCTGCGTCCAGTGGGCGGTCTCTAAAAAAGGGTGGTAAAAAAACTATTGAGTTAACTCCTGGTCAGGTAGCTTTTGCTAAAAAAATGAGGATACCGTTGGAAAAATATGCACAGGAAGTGGCTAAAATAGAAAAACAAAAAGGAGTAGCGTAATGGCTGATCGTACTAATCGAGAGTCGCAAACTCGTGAAAAAAATGCGAGAGTACAACAATGGAAGCCACCATCAACGCTAGATGCTCCAGAAGCACCTGTGGGATATAAACACAGATGGATAAGAGAACGAGTTATGGAATATGATGATAGATCAAATATTCATAAACGGCTTAGAGAAGGATATGAATTAGTTCGTGCTGAAGAATATCCCGACTTTGATGCACCTGTAATTGATGAAGGCAAAAATGCTGGAGTAATCGGTCAGGGTGGTCTTTTGTTAGCACGGATACCTGATGAACTTGTCGAGCAGAGAAATGAATATTATCGAAACAAGACAAATAATCAAATGGAGGCTATTGACAGAGATATGATGAGAGATTCAAATTCTGCAATGCCTATGCTTAAACCTGAGAGACGTTCTCAAGTCGCCTTTGGTGGCAAAAAGTCCGTTGACTCGTAATTTTAATTTTAAGGAGACTTAAATGGCAAATCAAGATGCTGCTTTCGGATTACGTCCTGTTAAAAGAATAGGTGGAACACCCTATACTGGTGGACAAAGCCGATATAGAATCGCTGCCAATTATGGAACTGCTATATTTCAAGGTGATTTAGTAATGCAAGTCACTGGCGGAGGCGTGGAAATTCACGCTGATGGTGGTACTGTTCCGATAGTTGGAGTGTTCAACGGTTGTAGGTACACAGACCCTACGACTAAAAAGGAAACTTTTTCCAATTTTTACCCTGCAAGTACAAATGCTTCCGACATTGAGGCTTTTATCATTGACGACCCAATGGTTGTTTTTGAGATTCAATGTAACGCTGCATTTCCAATTGCAGATTTACTTGGTAACTTTGATGTTGTTTATACAACAGCAGGGTCTACTGTCACGGGAATTTCTGGTGCAGAATTAAATGTATCCGATGGAGCAACCACTGCTGGTTTACCTCTAAAGGTTATAGATATTTCTCAAGATCCAGAAAATTCAGATGTTTCATCAGATGCAACCAATGTCTATGCTGTGATTCAAAACCACATCTTTGGACAAAAAGGTGCAGGATTAGCATAAGGGAGTTTAGATTATGGCTATATCAAGAGCGCAACTAGTTAAAGAACTAGAACCTGGTCTAAATGCCCTATTTGGCATGGAATATGACCGTTACGATAATGAGCATGC